AGATATGTGGACCTGGTGCAAAATTTAAACCTACATCTCGTACAGGTAAATCTTGGTCACAAAATGGTTTTACTGTAGGTACAAGAACAGTTACTGGTATTAAGTCACCGACAATGGTTGGCATTGGTAGAGGTGGTAAGGTACATTCCCGTCACCGTGACACAATTAGTGCATACGACATTGAAGACCACACATCTACTATGCAACCATCATCAAGAGAAAACACAAGAACATGGTGGACTACAACACTATCTAGTCGTAAAGAGGAACACACAGCTATGGTCGTTATCGGTTCAAGACAGCATTATGATGATTTGTATTCACATCTTTTAGAGAACCAAAGTTGGACTACAACTGTAGAAGAAGCACATGACACAGCTTGTAACTTGCCAGACTGGAATGAAGAAGAACACGTAGATTGTATGTTGTGGGGTGGAAAAAGAACGTACAAGTGGTTAATGGATAGAAAAAGAGCAGCAGAAACTACAGGTGGTAGAGCAATATACGAAATGGTTTATCTTAATGTAGCTATGCCTGATGGATTAGCTTTGTTTGATAGAGTAGAGATAGAATCATGTCGTAACCAAAAACGTGATATAGGACACATACCACAAGGTACAAGACTTATAGCAGGATTAGACCCTGCATCTACTGGTTACCAAGCTGCATTTTTATGGGCATATGATTCTGCAGAAAACAAACTGCATATGGTAGATATGAACAACAGTTTAGGTGGAGGTATTCCACAAGCATTAGAGATTATAAAAGAATGGTGGATGAAATATAATTTATCACATTGGGTTATAGAAGAAAATGGTTTTCAGAAAGCTATACGACAAGATAAAAGCATTAGAGAGTTTGCATCAGGTCATGGTGTATTTTTAGAAGGACACGAAACTTTTAAGAATAAGTTTGACCCACTGTATGGTGTTACTGCTATGCGACCAATGTTTCAAGAACAAAAAATTTCTTTGCCATATCTTAGCTTTGAGGCACAAGAAAAGGTAAACTTATATACAAGTCAGCTTGTGTATTTTAGTTCTGCTAAAAACAAAAGCAAGAGTATAGGTACAAAAACTGACATAGTTATGGCTAGTTGGTTTCCAATGAGAGCCATAAGAAGAATGCAAAAAGAACGTTTTGCAGAGTTAGGTTATGATTATAACCCTAGCTTTTCTGGGTACGAACCTAGTAGTATGGATTTAGATAATTGGAGATAAATGCCTTTAAGCAATGAACAGTTAGCAGCAAAAGTAGATTACCTTAGAGCAATCAATCAAGAAAATATGATTGATAGAGCCAGGATTCGTGACATTATGAATGGTGGAGAAGCAGCAGTAAAAGCACTGTTAGGTAACAATATGAAAGTTGAATATCATCAACTACCTGCACCTAACTTATTTTTAACAGCATTAGAGAGATTTGCACAGAAACTTGGTAGGCGACCAGACCTCAAAGTAGATATAGTAAATGACAAAGATTCTGAACGTGCAAAGAAAAAGTCAGAGAAGCTAGAACGTATCGTTACATCTTATGACAAGTTTCAAAAACTAGATAGACAGTTGCCACAAGCTGCTAGATGGTTACCAGGTTATGGTTTTGTTGTATGGACAATAGGACACAAAAGAGATAGAGATGGTAACCCATTTCCTTATGCAGAATTACAAGATTCGTTTAATTGTTATCCAGGTAACTTTGGTAATGACCAACAACCTGATGAGTTAGCAATTATTAGAAGAGTGCCACACGCTATATTGGCAGAACAATATCCAGAAGCTAAACCTTATATTTATTCACAAGATGGTAGTGAAGAACAAAGTGCATATTCTGTATTGATAGAAACAACAGAAAGACAAGGTAGTTGGGCAAACTCTACAGGACAAGGCAAGGTACTTGTCGAATATAGAAATGAAGAAGGAACATATGTTTATCTACCAGAAAACAACAAAATTATAGACTTTATGCCAAACATGTTAAAGTCTGGTCCATGTTTTGTGGTAGCTAAAAGATTTAGTTTTGACCAAATGCAGTCACAGTTTCAACACATAACTGGACTTATGGCAAACATGGCAAAGATTAATATTCTTGGAACAATCGCTATGGAAGATGCAGTCTTTACAGAAACAAACATAGTGGGTGAAATAGAATCAGGTAAATATAGAAAAGGCAGATTTGCTGTTAACTATTTAACTCCAGGTTCACAAGTGTCTAAGCCAGTCAATAATCTACCTTACCAATTATTTCAACAAGTAGATAGACTTGAAAGACACTTACGACTTGGTGCAGCATATCCTGTATCTGATGATGGACAATCTCCTAATGCATTTGTTACTGGTAGAGGACTAGAAGAACTAGGACAATCTGCATCATTACACGTAAGAGAGTACCAAGGCATACTTAAAGAAGCACTAGAAGAAATAGATGCTAAAAGACTAGAGTATGATGAAATAATGTTTGCTAAAGTGCGTAAGCCAATGGCAGGTATGCACAAAGGTACAGCGTTTAAAGAATCATACACACCACAAACTGATATTGCAGAAATCTATGACACAAGAAGAGTTTATGGTGTTATGGCAGGATTTGATGAGCCACAAAAAATTATTACAGGTTTGCAATTAAAACAACAAGGCATTATTGATACACAGACTTTGCAAGAAAACATGGATGGTCTAGATAACATTAGTAAGATACAGCAACGCATTAATGCAGAAAAAGCAGAAACAGTTTTGTTTGAGTCATTAATGTCACAAGCTGCACAAGGTAACCCTAAAGCAACATTAGCTGCTATAGAGATAAGAAAAAATCCACAAAAGATGTCAGAGATACTAGATAAGTTTTATACAGCAGAAGGTGAAGAACCATCTGAAGAAGAGTTAGCATTACTAGGACAAGGTGGACCACAGATACCTGCAGGTCCAGGTGGTGGATTACCAGGAATAGAACAAGTACTTGGTGCTTTAGGTCAAGGTGGACCACAACCACAAGGAGTACCTGGTGGATGAACAAGAAATTATCGCTAAGTTTTATAATATAATTAATGGAGAAGATTGGTCTGAAGATGTATTTACAGGCACAAGTGAGATTGAGGGAGATATAGTTATGAAAAACTTTATTACTATACCTACACCACATCCACACTTTTTTATTAATTTAACATTTGAGTATGAATACAACCCAAGATTAGGAGATGATTTCTTTGGCGAAATATAACAGAGGAAGAAAAAGTAAAGCTATGCAAGAAGCTACCGACCTAACACAAGGTGGTGCATTTGCTGATATAGTTGCACCTCCACGTAAAAAAGGCGACCCAACAGGACAAACAACAGCATTAGAACAACAAGCAGAAGCTATTAGTCCAATGCAACAAGAAGTAGCTGCAACAGGAGGTATGCCTAGTTTGTCTAACTTGCCACCTATAAATTTATCTGCACCTACTAACAAACCTGCAGAACCTATAACTTCAGGAATACCATTTGGTGCAGGAGATAATGGTCCAGATATTATTCCTACAGATACAGTTGCTAATATATTTAAAGCAGCTAAAGCAGTATTGCCTGACCCAATATGGGATGAGTTACTAGAAGCAGAGTTGTAAATGGATAGAAGAGCAAATTTCTATCTACCTTCACATTACAAGGAAGCAGTAGCAGAACGTACATCACGTAACATAGATGAGATAGCACAATTTAAAAGAGCTATAACTCCAGAGTTAGCACAAAACATAAAAGATATGGCATACACATATCCATCATTAGATAAAAGATTAGTTGCGTATTTACCTCTTATGGGTTTAAAAGCAGATGATGAAGATGTACTAAAGATTGCACAAACACAACAAAAAGCTATAGAAAAGAAACAACGTGCAAATGTAAAAACAAATGTAAATCCATTAAAGCGTGGTACACAATTAACTTTCTTAGCTATGGATTCTGCATTTCAAAATATATCAAGAAACTTTAAGTCATCTGTTGTTGCTGCACAACAAACTGACACACCATTATCAACAGCAGTAATTGGTAATACACTTGCAGGATTAGTTCCAGGAGAAGCACTTACAGAATCAATACGTAAAAGTACATTAGGTCCAGAGTTTAACGAAAAGTATAATGCTACAAAAGCTGCATATGGTGAAAACGAATTTAAAAGAGCAATAGCTGAAGCAGGTGGATTAGGTAAAGCAATAACTGGTACAGGTAATCCCTTAAACCTAGGTGTTGGTGTATTACCTAATTCACTTAAATTAGAAGATACAGATGTTTATAGTAAACAAATAAAATTAGGTAAGTCACCTACAGAAGCATATGAGATAGCTGCACAAGTTTATGGCAGACCTATTACAGAAGAGTTTAAACGTGATGAGTATAGATATAAATATACAACTAAAACAGGAGAGAGAATACCAATATCACCTGGTCGAATAGTTGCAGCACAGTTTTCGCAAGAAGGAGATATTGCATATGCACTAGCATCTACAATCGTTGATGGTGCATTTAGATTAGGTGCAGACCCTATTAACTTGCTTCTTGGTTATGGTGGTGCTGCTAAAACTGCAGGTAGAAAGATAATATCACAAGCAGAAGTAGCACAGTATGTAGATGATGCTGCGTTTATTACACGTGCATTAAATACATTTAAACCTACTAAAGCAGGTAAAGAAGCACGTAGATTAACATTTGGTAAAACTGCAGAACAAATACTTGATTCTAAATGGGGAGATAAGTTTATAGAAGCATTAACTACAAATACATCTACTGCAAGATTAAAAGACATACCTACATTCGCACAAGTTGACCCACGTGTATTGAACCTGTTAGCAAAAGTGCAAAACAAAGAATCTATGCGTGAAATAGTAAAAAGTTTATTAAAACATGGTGACTTATCAGAATTAATGATTGCACCATATTCAGGTACGTTTGTAGGAAAAGAAATTGCAGAAGCATCATTTCAAACACCTATTACAAAATTACCTATGAAACAATCTGTTGTTGCTGATATGGCAAATGAGTTAGCTAAAAAGTTTGCAGGACAATCTATTGATATTGCACCATTAAGAAACTCTGTAGGTGCGTTACTAGGTAAAGTTAAAGATGACCCTTTTAGAGGCGTAGTAGGTTTAGGTGGTTCTTTAAAAAATGCATTACCACAAAGAGTTTCAAGATTATTTGACCTAGCACCTAGCAGGTTTGCATCTATAAATTATATTGCAGAAACTATAGAGAATATAGATGGACTATTAATTACTGCAGGTGAAAGTAGAGAAAACAGAGATTTAATAGTTGGTAAATTGTTAAGGGCAACTAATCAAAGCGACATTGTAGAAGTTGTTAAAGAAGTAAATAATAAATCAATAAAGAAAGCAATTATAAAAGATAATCCACAATTAGAAGGTGAAGAAGATTTAATAACAGAAGTTATGGATTATATGCACAAAGAAATATCTGAAATGCGTAAATACTTCTATGATGCAGATGGACAACCATTATCATTTCCTGGAACAAAAACAGACATAACAAATGTACGTGTAGATGCTGAAGGGCAACTTTTATCACGTGATGTTGTAGCAGTTCCAACAGCTTTTGATTTAAGTCAGTTTGCTGATAACTTTGTGCCACTTATGGATTACAAAGAGTTAGGTAAAGCATTATCTACATTTAGAAGATTAGTTCCTAGAGGTTCTGAATTGTCTGAATATCTTAAATCAGGTAAATGGGGTAATAAAGATTACAATGTTTTAGAGAAAGTAGCAGATAACTTTAAGATACCTACTAAAGCATTGTCACCTAATTATCGTAGTAAGAAAACTACACTTGCACCTACTGGTTGGTTAGAGTATATGT